CGGGCCGACAGCCCGGTGAATGGCGGCCTCGGCCTCGGCGTAGGCCGCTTCGATCTTCTTGTGCTCAGCGGGCGTCAGGTCGTTCACCAGGCACCGCCGGGCATCTCCGGGGCGGCCGGCAGCGCCGACACCGGCACCGCCACGGCGACCGTGCGGCCCGCCACGTACGCCTCATCCGGCGACAGCCACGGCGACCGCGGCAGGTCCGCCAGCGCCTCCGGCAGCGACACCACCACCGGCATCGCCAGCGACAGCACGCCCGACGCGATGTCGAACGACTGCGGCCGGTCCCAGTCGTCGCCGTCCATCCGGCGCAGCGCCCGCAGCGCCGCGGTGTGCGCATCCCGGTCGGCCTCGATGATGCGGCCGTCGGCGTCGTGCAGGATCACGCGCTGCCGGCGGACCGCCGGGCCCGTGGCGTCCGACCACTGCGGGTACGTCTCCACCCGGGCCACCGCGGGCACCAGGGTCACGATCAGCGCGGCGGCCTGCGCCCCGCTGATAGGCTGCGTCTCGTTCATGTTCAGCCCCTCTCTGTGGGTTGATCTGGCGGCCGTCCGGTGGCACCCGGGCGGCCGTTGTCGTGTGTGGGGTCAGGCCGCTGCCGGGGCGGCCGCGTCGCGGCGGGCCTGCCGGGCGAGCAGCCGCTCGTACAGCGCGCGGCGCTCCGCCGACATCCGGCCGGCGCGGTAGTCCGCCGCGTCCTCGGCCCTCGCCGCGTCCAGCACCGCGCGGGCCCGCCGCAGCGCCTCATCTCGCGCGACCACCGCCGGGGCGCTCACGCGGCCGGCTCCGTGATCTGTTCGGCGCGCCGAACAAGCAGCAGGCCGAGCGGCACGCGGTACTCGCGCTCAACGTCGGCGGCCAGCTCTGCGGACGGTCGTCCCTGCCCGCGCCACAGGCGGTAAGCGGTCTCGCGCCCACAACGCAGGCGCTGGGCAACCCTGTTGGCGTTGTGGTCGCCCATGCGCGTGGCGACCTCGATCAGGGCCGTTCTGTCGTACATGGCACTCATCTTTTGTCCTCCTCGCCGGATGTTTGTCCGGCAGAACGAACGTACCACGCGCAGGACAGAGCGCAACCCTTTGATGTCTCGAATGTCGGAAGGGGTTTGCCGCTTGACACACAATTTCTTCACGCGGAGGATGGGCCATCCATCGCGTATAGCCGCAGGTCAAATACGGGGGGTGACGATGATGGTGTGTCAGGAGTGCGCAGTGGCAGGATCGCGCACCAGGTCGTATGTCTCACGCGCGGTACATTCGTCCTATGGAACAGACGACGCCCTCCCGCCTGTCCGCCAGCGACCGAAACGCCGCAGCCCGCGCCTTCGGCACATGGCTCAGCGACCGCATGCGCGACCGCGGATACGCCCTACCCCCACAGGGACGCGGCGGCGTGCGCCGCCTCGCCGAACAAGCCGGCCTCTCGCCCTCAGTGATCTCCACCCTGCTACGCGGCGAGAACCCCAACCCCAGCCCTGAATCCCTACGCGCCATCGCGGGCGCGCTCGGCCTGCCCTTCCCCGAGCTACTGATCCGCGCAGGCGTCATCACCCCAGACGAACTCCGGGGCGTACAGGACAAAGGCACACCGGTCGGCTACACGCCGATCACCACAGCGGACGCCGCCGCCGCCCTCGACATCACCGACCCGATCGCACGGGAGATGTTCGAGGCCAGCGTCAACGCCGCCCGCGAGCTACAACAGCGTCGGCTCGACAGAGAGCGAGCCGAATAGCACACGGAGGGCACCTTGAGCACCCGCACCCTGCATGTCATCGCCGCCTGTCTCATCACGGCGGGCATCGTCGTCGCAGCAGCGGGACTCCACCCGCGCGTGCCAGACGCCGCGATCAGTGCAGGGGGTCTCCTGATCATCCTGTCCCTGCCCGCAGTCGTCGCCGCGCAGAGCCGCAGGGTCGGCGACGTGCGGGCCGACCAGATCGCCGCCGCCCGCAACGCCGGGTACCGGACGGGCCTGCTGCACGCCGCCCTCGGCATCCTCGAACCGACCGACGGGGGCACCCGCGCCGGTAGCTACGCGCGTGGACACCTCCGCGCCGTCGGCGCCGAGCGCCCCACCCTGGAGAGGACCGCAGACCAGTGACCGACGTACCGGCCGCCCTGCGCGGCCCCGCCGCCGACTGGGAACCCTGGATCGGCTACATCCGCGTCAGCACGTGGCGCGAGGAAGCGATCTCCCCGGAGATTCAGCAGGCGGCCATCGAGGCATGGGCCGCCCGCACCCGGCGCCGCATCCTCAAGCCGTACGTAACCGACCTCGACATGACCGGCCGCAACTTCAAGCGCAAGGTCATGGGCGCCATCGAGGCCGTAGAGCGCGGCGAGGCCCGCGGCATCGCCGTCTGGCGATTCAGCCGCTTCGGCCGCACCGACGTCGGCGTGCGCGTCAACCTCGCACGACTGGAAGACGCCGGCGGCCAACTCGCCTCCGCCACAGAGGACATCGACGTATCCAACGCGGTCGGCCGCTTCAACCGCCGCATCCTCCTGGACCTCGCCGCGTTCGAGTCCGAGCGCATCGGCGAGGAATGGCAGAGCACGCACGCCATCCGACTGGCCAATGGCGTACCGTCCGGCGGCCGGCCGAGATTCGGCTACCTCTGGACCCCGCGCCGCGTCCCCGACGCCGAGTCACCCACCGGATGGCGGCTACAGCCCGAGTCGTACGATCCCCTGTACCCCGTCGCCGACGCCCTCGCCGAGGCGTACGAGCAGTACGTCACCGGCACCGGGTTCGTCACCCTCGCCGCCATGCTCAACGACCTCGGCTGCAAGACGACACGCGGCGGCACCTGGCGGCAGGACAGCCTCCTCAAGTACATGGACAGCGGCTTTGCCGCCGGCCTGCTGCGCGTCCGGGACTCCTGCGACTGCGGCAAGGGCGGCCGCTCGCACAAGAGCTGCGCGCACTGGCGCGCTTTCCCCGGCGCCCACGACCCCATCATCACGCCCGAGGTGTGGACGGAGTACCGGGCCCGGCGCGCCCTCGTCCGCACCCTGCCGCCCCGCGTCCGCACCCCCACCCACGACACGACCGGACTCGTGCACTGCTCGCTCTGCGCCGGCTCCCTCAGCGGCCACCGCAAGGACGCGGACGTGTACTGGCGGTGCGCCAAGGCGGACGCGGGCGGCGACTGCGACGGCAGCGCGGCCACCGGGAGCGACCTCGATCTACTCGTGCTGGCCTTCCTCGCCGACACCGCCGAGGGCGTCGACCGCGCGCCCGCCGCGCCCGTGCGTGAGCCGCACCGGCCCGACGCCACCGCCACCCGCGTCCGGCTCACCGCCGAGCATGAGGCCGCACGCGACGCCCTCACGCGCCTGGTCGTTGACTACGCCCGCAACCCGAGCAGGTACCCGGGCGAGGCGTTCGACGGCGCGCGCGCCGCGCTCGAGGCCGACCGCGACCGCATCATGGCCGAGCTGGCGAAGCTCGAGCCCGAGCCGGCCCGGCTGCCGACCATGGCCGAGCTCCGCCCCCTGGCGCTCGGCCTGCTGGAGGAATGGGAAGTGCGGACACCGCAGCAGCGCAACGGCGTGCTGCGGCAGCTCGTGCGCGAGGTGCGCGTCTACCCGCGGCGCCCGCGCACGGTCACCCGCGCGCGTATCGTCCCGGTGTGGGAACCGCTCGAGACCGTCGACCCGGGCCCGACGGATCTCTCTTCTCTTTTGGAGGCCATTCCAGACGGGATAGCCTACAAAACGGCAGAGCTTGCCGAGGCCCGAGAACGGCTGAAAAAGCGCAGGTGACAAGCGAGCGGCCCCCGTCGATGGCGGGGGCCGCTCTACTGTGGGAGGAACCCGCGCCCCCCTGGACTTGCCCTCCCGGGGGCGCGGGCCTGGCCACCGGCCAGAGCCGGCGGCCGTTTGTGGGGCCAGAGGTAGCAGCGTGGCACCACGGCAGCAGTGCCGCACTGGTCGTGACCAGCATTCACCCGATCGTGTGAACAGACGTTCGATTCAGGCACGCGTCACACTACCCCTGCGACCAGCCGCACCGCAGGGATAACACGCTGGGTAGATGATCGATGCACCTACCCCGATTCGGCAAGATCAGTCCCCAATTCGGTACTGACACAAGATCAGGTTCCGTGTGCGGAGGGCAGGTGCCGACCGACCGGCCCGAATGGGTACTCGCCAGACGCCGCCAGATCGGCCACCACATCGCCGCCCTGCGAGCCGCCCGCGGGATGTCCGTGGACGCCCTCGCGGCGGCGTCCGGCATCGACCGCAAGACGATCATGCACGCCGAGCACGGCGCCCGCAGCGTGGGCCTCGATGTGCTGCTGCTGCTCGCCCACGGCCTCGGCGTACCAGCCGCCAGCCTCCTGCACACAGACGACCCCGCCGCCGGCACGGGGGCGGCCGACGGCGGGGCGTAGAGGGGTGCTCAGTGGCGACGACGCGCCCGCCGCGGTACCGGCGGCGGCTCGGCCGTCTCGCCCTGCCGGATCTCCGTCTGCCAGCCCTCCGGGGGCGGCTCGTACGGCGAGCACTCGCCGCACGCCTGGCACGTCCAGAGACCACGCAGGCCGTGCACGGTCGTGCCGCAGCGCGTGCACTGGTGCTCGGTGTAGTACGGCTCAACGGGCGCCGCAGCAGCGGTAGGCATGTCGTCCACGCCCTCAGTGTGCCGGATGCGGCGGCATCGGGGCAGGGGCGGTGCCGGTCGACCAACCGCAGTTTCCGCACGACCAGCCGCCGGTGGGGGTCTGGCTCGTTCCTGCTCCGCAGTTCGGACAGGTCATCGTGATCACCTCTCGTTCGACGGGTACGGGCACCCGCCCGATCCGCCACGGGGGCGAGACGGACCGGGCGGGCGTTGCGCCCCGCCGGGCCGGGGGGAACCACGTCGGCCCGACGGGAGATCAGATCAGGAGCAGTCGACGCACCGTGCGCACCCGCATGGCGGATACACCAGCGGAGCCATGATGGGCGCCCGTGACGGCGGGAGGGTAGCCGTAGGCGCACCCTCGATACGCTCTCCCGCAGCGGTGACCCGGTACACCCGGATCGTCATGCCCGGGTGGTCGGCGAGCTTCCGGCGAGCCTTGCTCATGGCGCCTCCCAGGGGAGTTCAGCCCACACGCCGCAGTCGTCCACGGTGCTGCCGTACGCAGTCGCCAGTCCGGCGATGATGCTGCGGCCGGCGCCGCGCAGGGCGTGCAGGGGTAACGGCCGGTCGCCGCCGGCAACGATGCGGCTGCGGGCCCCCGCAGTCGAGAACGTCATCGACACGGCGGCCGCCGGGCGGCCAGCGAGGGCCGCGAGGAACAGCTCGGCCGTGATCTGTTCGGCGTCCTCGTGGCGAGTGTGGGTCCGGACCCATGCGCGGGCGGCACGGACCTGTGCGGCCTCCGCGGGGAAGGCGCGCTGCCAGCTCTGGCCGATCTCGGGCATGGTGGTATCCCTCGAATGCGTAGCGTTCTGAGTACGGAAAGCTGCGTTCTGTACTCAGAATCACGCGCAGCTTGGCGCGGGTCAAGAGCGTCACGCAATATGTGAGTACAGAATCCGAGCCGATCACTCCGGAGGGTGGCGCGCGTGGCCGAGCGGCCCGAGTACCTGCGCATCGCGGCCGAGTTGCGCGACCAGATCACCAGCGGCGCCCTGCGGCCCGGCGACCGCCTGCCCACCCTGCCCGAGCTGTGCGCCCGGTACGAGGTCAGCGAGACGACCGCCCGCAACGCGGTAGGCCTGCTGCGCGGTGAGGGCCTGGTCGAGTCCCGCACCCGCGCGGGCACGGTCGTACGCGAGCGACCGCCCGTGCACCGGCTCGCCGCCGACCGCTACCGGACGCCGCCCGGCGGCCAGCCGCAGACCGCATTCACCCGCGACCAGGGCATCGGATGGAGCGAGTACCGGCTCGACAAGCGGTTCGAGCAGATCAAGGCGGGCCCCAACTTGGCCGCGCTGTTCGAGGATGAGCCGGGCCTGCCCCTGCTCGCACGGCACTTCGTGTTCTACGACAACGATCAGCCCTCGCAGATGTCCACCAGCTATGTGCGCTGGTCGGACGTGGGCGGCACGCCCGTCGCCGACCCCATCAATGAGCCCTGGCCGGGCGGCACTCGGGCGCAGCTCGCCACGCTCGGCATCGTCGTCGACAGGATCACCGAGGCGTTCACCGTGGGCATGCCCACGCCGGCCGAGGCGGAGACACTGCACATCGGCGCCGCCGTGCCCGTCGTCCGATTCACCCGGCGGCACCTCGCCGCGGGCCGCGTCGTCGAGGTCGCACACCCGATCGTCCGCAGAGGTGACGCGACCGTGGTTGAGTTCGCCGTCGACCTCTGACCCCAGACACGACGAAAGCGCCCCCCGCCGCGGCCGTAGCCGGGCGGGGGGCATGTGCTCAGTGGTACGCGGCGACGCCAGCGACGGCCGCCACGGCGGCCACGACGCCCGACAGGGCGCCGATCGTACGCAGCGGCCACCGGCCCGATTCCAGGCCCGTGAGGCGGCCCTCCTGGCGTTTCTGCCGCTCGGTGTCGCCCCGCTCCACGGCGTCGAGGCGCCGGTCAAGGTCGTCGAGGCGCCGCTCCGTCTGCTCGCCCCGCTGCGCGAGCAGGGCCAACTTGCCGTCGATGCGGGCGAACCCGGTTTCCATGGTCCCCCTGATCTGTTCGAGGGCGACCGCCACGGCTGCCGGGTCACTCGTGTCGGGCCCCACGGGCTCAGACGCCCTTGATCAGCGAGGCGCTGTTGCCGTCGCCGCGGAACTTCGCCACGACGCCCTTGACGAGAGAGTAGGCCGCGGCCACGCCGCCGGCGCCGACCGCCTGCCAGAAGCTCGCGTGGCCGATGTTGCCCGCGGTCGCGGTCGTCAGCACGCCGCCGGTGGCGACGAGGAAGGTGGCGCCGACGCGCTCGGCGAGGTCCAGCGCGTACGCGCCCGCGGTCTTGCCGAGCTGGCCGAGGTTCGAGACGGAGGGGAGGGACATGGGGATCTCCAGGGGAGTGTCAGAGGTGGGTGGTACAAGTCCGCCCCGGACGCGACGTGCGCCCGGGGCGGGGTGGTGCTGTGGTGCGGTCAGCTCTTGGCGGCCGCGGGCGGCGCGGTCGGGGCCGGCGGCGCGCCGGTCACCTCTACGTGCACGACGCCCTCTGCGAGCGCGGCCAGGCCGCCCGCCTTCGCCGCCTCGGTGATCTGCTCGGCCGTCAGCTTGCTGTCCTTGGCCAGCGCGGCCACGCCCGCCGACAGGGCGCCGAGCAGGCCGAGAACCTGCCTCACGCCGTTGTTCGCCTGGAACGCGTCCTTGCCCGTCTCCCAGGACAGGACGCGCGGCGTGACGGTCTTGTCGTCGGTCGTGGTCGGGTTGTCGATGTCGGCGAACAGCGCGCCCGGCTTGGTGAAGCGGGCGTACACCGCCTCGGCGAACTCGGCTGCGGTGGGCATGTCGTCCTCCTGGTGACCGGCCCACGTCTTGTACGCGGCCGGGGTCATGTAGCAGATGGAGCGGTCCGTGGGGGAGCTGGCGAACTGCCAGAACAACGGCGTGACGCCAGGGTTCGGCCGGCTGCGCTGCTCGGCCTGCGTCCAGTTCAGCGGGCCCGCCGGATACGCGGGGTAGAACAGGAAGTCGGCGTTCCGCGGGTAGTGGCCGGCGGCGATGTCGGACGCCGAGGTGTAGCAGCCGACGCGCTGCCGCGGGCACGCCGCCTTGACGCGGTCAATCCACGCCTCGGCATACGCCCGGATCTGCGAGGCCGACACGCCGGCGTAGTTCGCACCGTCCGTGCGCCGCTCCAGATCGAGGAAGTGCACGAACCCGGCGACCTCGGACGCGTCCGCGTGGACGGCCGACAGGTAGTTGTCCGCCTCGGCGTGCGCGTCCTGGTTCGGCCAGGCGTAGTGGTACGCCTGCGGCAGCACCGCAGCGCCCCGCATGCCGTCCATGTGCAGCCGGTAGTGCGGATCGTGGGTGTGCTCGCCCTCGGACGCCTTCGCCGCCGCGTAGGTGAGGCCGCCCCGCACCAGGGCAGCCCAGTCCTGCGCGCCCTGGTAGCCGGACACGTCGATACCGCGGCTCGTCGCCGCCATAGCCCCTCCCGGGGGTCAGAGGTAGGTGCCCTGAATCGTGATGTGACCGCCCGCGAGCAGGTCGTTTCCCAAGATGTTGTTCTCTCGGCTGACGGCGCCGCCCTCGTCGATCCGCAGGCGGTCGGTCGTCGAGCCCGTCGAGGTTGGGAAGAACACGGCCTCGCCGCCCGAGATGTGCGACGAGGCGTTGCCGCCGGCGCCGATCGACTCGGCGTGCATCGTGAGCGCCTGCCGCTGCCCGCGGTCCACGACCGTCGGCATCGTGATCGTCACGATGCCGCTGCCGCTGCCCGCCGTGCCGATCACGATGTCGATGTTGACGAAAATGCCCGCGCCGGTCTGGAACCAGAGCCCGGTGAGCGTCGAGAAAGTGGCGCTACCACCGTTGGTGATGACGGGCGTGTACTGCGTGGCCGGGCCCGCGATCTGCCGGAGGTATCCGGCCGTCACCCGCTGCCCGGCGCTGATCGGCGTAAATGCCGCCACTAGTCCTCCTACAGGGCTGCGATCATCGGTTGCGCCAGCCGCACATCCGTGCCGGACGCCTGCGCCTTGCTGATGCCGTTCGCCGAACGGAGCACGGTCATGGACTGCGGAGAGGTGAGGTACGTGGACGTCGCCACGGTCACCGAGTCATCGATCGTGAGCGTGGTCCCGTTGGGCGGACTGACGGTCAGGGTCGGGCCCGGGCGCGCAAACGCAGTGCTCGCCGGGGCGGTCGCGGTGACCGTGAGCAGCGTCCACACGCCCGCCGTGAGACCGACGCTGGTACCCGACGCCGTCGACAGCAGGGCGTGCCCCGAATCCATCCAGTTGATGGCGGCCATGGCCGTCCAATTCGCGCTGGACTTGACCCAGACCGAGTAGCGGTACTCGACACCCGGGGTGGCCGCCGGCTGGTGGGTGTTGTCCGGCCGCACGAACGCCTGCGTCGGAGAACCGCTGACGGTCAGGACCCCGGCGCCCGTACCCGTGCGCGCGTCCGTAGACGTCGCGAACGCGCCGCCCGTGGCCGTCCAGCCCGTAATCCCGGACTCGAACGTCCCGTCGACCAGATCAAGGGCCGCGCCGACCGCGCGAGCCGTGACGACCTCGCCACCCACCCGCAGATCAAAGGGGTATTCGGCCGGATCGACGGTCCACAGCGGGCCCGCGGTGACCGCCACACTCAACGTGGTGGCTGCCGCCGTGGCGCTGGCAGCGAGCTGCGAGCCGTCCGTGTCCGCCCGGCCGAGTACCGGATCATCCGACACGGCCACGGACCACGGTCCGGCAGGTGTGCAGTTGTAGGTGATTGTCCAGTCAGCCCAGCCGATCGTCTCGGTGTAGCCCTCGGCCAGGAGATCTATCAGGCCGGGCGCCACCCACACCGGCGGGTTACTAATGGTGAGCCGGTCGCCGATGTCCACGGCGGTCGCCTGGTCGATCAACCGGCCAGCCGTGGTCAGGCTCACGGTGACGGACGGATACCGCGCCTCATCCCACGTGCCCAGGTGCAGCCACCATGCCGCCTGGTCGGGCAGTTGGTCGTCCGTGTGGACGTT